GGCCCGCCGCTTTGGCCGTCGCGTCGGTTTTGGCGATCGCCGCGTCCGCGACCTCGGCCTCCGCGGCGACCTGTTTGCCGCCGGAGAGCCGCATCCGCATCGCGATCAGGCCACCGTCCATACGTCAATTCTCAGCGCGGGGTCGACCCCCGCCGGCGGCCTCTAGGCGGGTGCGGACTTGTTCAGGAGGTCGTTGACTTCGTTGCGGATCCGAACCGCCTGGTCCTGGCGCTCGTCGGCGCGCAGTTTCTCGGCCTCCAGGGCGATCGCTTCAAGCGGCTCGATCTCGTGCGGCCAGCGGGCCGCTAGGAACTCCGACGCGATGCCCGCGGCCGACGCGAGCGCGGCCATCTGCACGGCCGGCTCGCGTCGAAGCTCCGTCAGGAAGGGCGCTCGGCGCCCTCGCCCTCATCCTCGTCGTCGCCTTCGGTGGGCGACGCCTCCTTGAGCCACTGGTCGACCTCGACGTAGAAGGCGTCGAGCGCGTCGAGGTTGCCCTTGAACAGCAGCCGGACGATCGCCGCCGGCGACTCGCCCCCGGTCAGGATCTCGCCCAGCGGCGGGACCACCTTGCCGAGCCGCTGATCGAAGCGCACCGGCTCGTCGCCGAGCCCGGCATCGGGGACCAGGTGGGCGGGGATCGGGTCCTGGCCGTCGCCCATCCTGACCAGGATGCAGTCGCAGGATTCGGCGATGATCTCGGCGGCGTAGCGGGCTTCAACCTCGTCGTTGATCCCGGTCTTCGCGATCCGGCGGACCTTCTTCTTCCGCTTGATCGGGTCGACGGGCTTGGCCCGCATGATGAGGTTGCCGTGGAAGCGGCCGGGGAGGAGCGGGAAGTCTTCGCGCCGGTCCTCGCGGGCGGCGCTGTAGTCCTTCCCCAGCTGCTCGAAGACGCTGGGCGGCTCGGCGACCGTGGTGTCCTCGGGCTCGCGCGGTGCCTCGTAATGCCGCAGATTCTCCGCGGTGCTGCGGAGCGGTTCCTCGCCGTCGACGCTGATGGTGAAGTAACCGTTCTCGTCGGCCTCGACGGCGACGGTGCCGATCGTGCCCTCTGGCTGGACCGTGACCGCCTGGCCGACCTCGAAGACTTCACTGCCCTCCATACTGCTCCCTTCGCTCGGGGGTTGACGAAGGGGAACCTACCGCGAGGGGGGGACGGGTCAGCTGATCGGCTCGTCGGCGTTGACTTCGAGCGAGAACATCGCCTTGGCGACCTCGTCGGAGTCGTGGTCCGGCATGACGAACCCGCTCAGGATCCCGGTGTAGGTGTCCGGGTCGCCGAACGGCGTCTTGTCGGGGTTGAGCTTCTGCCGCACCGCCGTCACCCGGCCGATGTTGACCAGGGCGTCGAGGATCTTCCGGTTCGGGTGGTCGCGCTCGAGGCGGTAGCGGCGGCTGACCGTGAAGTCCTCGCGGGCGCTGACGCCGCCGACCGCTTCGGAGTCGCCCATCCCGCCGGGCCGATGCTTGACGGTCTCGCCTTTCTTGGCGCCGCCGTTGAAGGTGTCGAACACGCCGAGTTCGAGCACGCGGCCCAGACCCTCGACCGTGATGGTGACTCTTTCCTGGCGAGTAAGCATGGCTCAGAGGCTTTCCGAGATCGGCACGTTGACGATCTCCGCTTTGAGCAGGCCGCCCTTGGGGCTGATGCGGATCGCGACCTGCGCCTTGATTTCTTCCTGTTCGATCGACTGCGGCGTGTTGACCGCCGGGCCGGTGTTGACGGCGAAGGCTTCCTCGGGAAGTTCGCCGTAGAGGGCGTTGGCCTTGTAGAAGGGCATACACGCCCGGCCGGAGATTTCGCCCTGGAGTTCCGAGAAGACGTAGCCCTTGCCGTCGATCTGCTCGAACTCGAAGCCCTGGAGCACCTGGCGGGTGAGCTCGGAGACCGCCATCACGAGGCGCGAGGCGGCGAAGCTGCGCCAGTCGCGCGATTCCTCGTCCTGGTCGATCAAGGTCCGGTCGCCGAACGTGCAGGGCACGCCGCCGGCGAGGATCGCGCAGGTCACGCCGGCGTCGTCGAGCTCGGCGATCTCTTCCTGGGTCCAGGTCGTGACCAGCCCGATCGCCCAGCGCGCTTTGCCGCGCTTGCGGCCGGCGGCGGGCTTGTTCGGGTTGTTGCCTTCGGACTCGCTGCGGGCGATGATCCCCATCTGGACGCCGGAGTAGGGGACCGTCCGTTCGGTGCCCTGCGTCAGGCCCGGGATGATCGCCCACTGGGCCATGTAGGCGCCGTAGCGGGCGCCTTTGCCCGGGGCGGCCTGGAGCGGAGTCGCGTTTTCGACGAGTTCGTCCTTGGTGGCTTCGATCTCGTCGTCGAGCAGCGCGCGCCGGTTGTTGAGGATGCAGGTGGCGAGGAGGGCGAGGTGGCCTTCTTCGTCGCGGAAGTTGGGGGCCGAGACCTGGCCGGGGCCGAGATCCTTGACGAAGCGGGCGAGCGCTTCGACCAGGTTGCCGCCGTCGGCCGTGCCGGTTTTCGCTTCACCGCCGGCGAGGGCGATGGTCTGCGATTTCGGCAGTTTGGCCGACGCGCCTTTGGCGGCGTTGACCCAGTTGGAAGTTTCGGTGGCCCAGGCCACGATCGCAGCCTGGGTGGCGAGGTCGGCCGGCGACGCCTCGACTACCTCGTCGTCGAAGCTGACGACGACTTTGGTTTTGCCGCCTTCGGTGATCGTCTGGACTTTGATCCGGTTGCCGTACTCGCCGACCTGCTTAGCCGAGAAGGTGATCGAGACTTTGGCTTCTTCGTCGGCGTCTTTGAAGTCTTTGGAGGCGGCGACCGGGTTGTCGCCGGTGACGCGGCTGACGTAGACGGCGCTGGCCCCCTCGTTGAAGGCGGCGTCGATCGAGTCGAAGACCTCGGGATCGCCGACCAGCCGGCCGCCGAGCTTGTTTTCGGCGTCGGTGGGGCTGATGCAGAAAACGTAGTCGTCGGTGGGGCCGCGCTCGGTGAAGCCGGCGATGAAGCCTGCCGACGTGCTGGGCGCCGCGGCCCGGGCTGCGGGGCGCTCGCCTAGCGTTACCTGCTCGCCGAGTTCCATGCCTCCAAGAGTAGGCGGCGCGCGGACCCCTGCCGAGAGGTCTAGTCGTCGTCGCCGAAAACGCCGCCATCACGCAGGCGTTTGACCGCATCGGCGCCGGCAGAGCGAACGTCTGCCGAGCCGCCGTCCTCTTTGACGGTCGGCCAAGGCCCGGGCGATTTGCCCGGATCGGGCAGGGGCAGGGGCGGCCCCTCGCTCTCGTCGAAGATGTTGGGGACTTCGATCAGCAGGACGTTGACCACGGCCATGATGTTGCGCTCCCGCTCCGCGCCTGGAGGGCGCATGTTCTTGAGGTCCATCCACTGCACGTTGCGGGCGAAGCCCCCCAGATCGGGCTTCTGGGCGATGATCTTGGCGGCCGCGCTCCCGTAGACGCGGCCCAGGCGCTTCGTGTCGTCGATCCCGCCCCCGCTGGCGATCGCCGAGAGGTTGACCATGAAGTAGCCGGTCACGGTGCCGTCGCCCTCGTAGCTCGGCGGTTTGCCGAACCCCGGGCAGTGGGCCAGGATCATCGGCAGCTGCTCTTCGGGCCACTTCTCCTCGGCGGCGTGTTTGACGGTGTATTCGCGCACCGGCAGCACGGCCGCTTCGCCGAGCTCGGAAGGGTCGCCGACGCCGCCGGGCCAGAACTCGCCTTTCGGGTCCTTGATCCGCACCGCGTCGCCCAGGTAGGAGGGCATCCACCGTTGCAGGTGCTCGAGCAGCGCGCGCTCCACGTTGTCGCCGTCGATCGTGATCCCGAACTGGTCGCCGATCACGCCGGACTCCAGACGCCCGCGGTCAGGTGGCCGTGGTAGCCCCCGCCGTCGATCGAGGGGGTGACGGTGGCGGCGCCAGCGTCGTCGACGGCGATCTCCCACTCGGGCTCGGTGCCGTCGCCGTGGCCGGTCGCAGGGATGCGAGCCTGCGTCCCAGAGTCCGGCAGACGCGCCCAGAGCGCCGCTGGGGCGCCGTCGGGGGCGAAGTCGACGAAGTAGTCGCCCGGCTGGGTCAGCGCCGCCTTGGAGTTGACGCGGTGGCCCTGCATCAGCCGACCCCGAACGGGTCCGTCAGCCCGACGCCGAACGGGATCCCGCCGCCGCCGGCAGCTGCAACCTCGCCGGCGTCGAGCCCGAACACGTAGGCGTGGACCATCTTCGACCAGCGGCGCACGTCCTCCTCGCGCACGTCGACGGGGGGGCGGGCGGGCATCCGCGCGGTGCCCTCCTGGTGGTAGCGGGCGTGGGGGACCGTCGTGCCGTAGACCACTTCCTCCTCAGTGATCCGCTCGACGTGGCCGATCGCCGCCAGGCCGCCGCTCAGGGAGTCGTACAGTTCCTCGGTCGCCTGGAGGATCTTCGCGGGGTAGCCCTGCTGGGCCTTGCGTTCGATCGTCGACTGCGCGAGCTCGGGCCATTCGCCGCGGCCCTCGGTCTCGAAGAGCTCGATCTCCAGCCGCCGCATATCGCCGAGCACCGCCGACAGGACCGGCGCGCCGTTGAGGGCGCGGTCGCGGAAGCCGACCAGCATGTGGTGCATCGCAGGGACGCCGTGGATTTCGTATGCGATCCCGAAATCGGTCATTACCAGCAAGGTCCGTTGGGGCCGATCAGGCGCCGGCCGTCGAAGGTGGCGCGGCTGCTCGCCGAACCGCCGGCGCCGCCGTCTTCGCCCCCGCCCCCGGTCCCGCACTGCTTCTCGACCTGCTCGGCCAAGCTCTTCATCTTCGGTTTGTAGAGCTTTTCGAGGGAGGCGAAGCTGTTGCCGGCGCCGGTCGTCTGCTCGGGGAAGAGGCTCTGCTCGACCAGCATTGCGGCGAGGAGGGCGACGACGGTCTTCATCTGCCCCTGGAGTTTGTCGGTGCAGGGCTCGCCGCCCAGGTCGGAGAGAACCAGCCCCTCGGCCTGCAAGATGATGCTTTCGACTTCGGGCGCTTTGACCGTCGTCTGATCGTTGAACGTACCGGCGATCCCGCCGCCGGCCATCTTCGTTCGCGCCCTGATGTAGGAGGCGACTTCTAGGACGCTGGGGCGGTAGACGGGCGCGTCGGGCATAGCTCAAGGCTACGACCGGCCGGGACCCCCCGGAACGCGGAGAGGGCGCCCCCGCGGCGCCCCTCCGGTACTTCCCTAGATGTGTGGTGCTGCTAGGCCCGTTCGAGCGGACCAGGCGCGGACTCGCTGCGGGGGCGCCATCGGAAGGCGAGGATCATCAGGCTTCTTTGTCGACTTCGGTCAGCTGCGTGATCGCGCTGGCGTCGAAGGCGACCAGGACCGGCTGCACGTCGAGTTCGAACACGTCCTTGAAGCCCCGGACCCGGTGCTGCTCCTGGGTCAGCGGTTTGTCGAAGGCCATGACGCCGATCCCGCCCGATTTGACGAAGTACGGTTCGCCCTCGGGGGCCATCGGGGAGACCAGCATCCGCAGTTTCCAGAGGTCGAGGACCGCCTGCAAGCGCTCCTGGTAGACCACCTGGAGGACTTCCGCGTCGAGTGGGTTGAGGATCATCAAGTCGGGGCGCATCCCCGCTTTGTCCTCGACGAACTGCCGCATGACGCGGGCGAAGGTCGCGGCCGGAAGTTTGTTCGGGTTGACCTGCGTGATCCCGTTCGGCAGGTCGATCCGCCAACCGTGGGTCGCTTTGATCTGGCGGCCCCACTCGGCGACCACCTGGGCGAGGACTTCCAACGCCCGGGTCTGAATCCGGTCGGCGATCGTGTTGGCGGCCTGGGTGAACTGGCGCCGGATCGCGATCACTTTGTTGTGTTTGCGGGCCTCGTCGGTGACTTCGATCGCGCCGGACCAGGACTCCGGGCGGGCGACCTTCGCCGGGCGACGGGTGGACCCGAGCGTCGGGGCCGGGGCGCCGGGCGCGCGGGGCGCGATCGACTGATCCTCCGGCAGGAAGAAGTCTTCGGGGAAGGTCTCCTCGTAGACGATCGCGCCGCCCTCGACGGTGAAGCCGGGGGTCGCGAAGATCTGCTCGGCGAAGTAGCCCTCGTTGGCGGCGACCAGGTTGCGGATGATCGCCGGGATCTGGGTGGGCGGGTTGACGTAGGAGTCGACCGTCAGGCG